GCTGAGGACTTCCCCCCAATTGAGTCAACAAATCAAGAAGGCGAAAAAAGATCAGTCGGCAGACCTCGACACGAAAAGCTCTCTGTCGAAGCTGGAAGACGAAGAGCAGGACTCATCGCAAAAATCCCCAAAGGATACGTCTGCGAGTGGGCTAGACTAGAATATGCCGGAGGCGGAATCGAACCCATCATCGGATGTGATGGAAATGAAGCCGAAGCTCTACATCACGGTCCTGACAAATCCACCATTAACAATGAAGTCGGAATTAATCTACATCGCATTTGTCATAATTGTCACAACAGGTGGCACGAGCTTAACGACTCTGCTTATGGAGCGCGTCCCGAAGACAATTCCACTTACGAACCGACAGTGGAGTTTCTACAGCATAATCGACTCGATCAAGTTAAACGTGCAGATATCGTAAAGTCGGAAAGATGGTGGGCAACTCCGAAAGCCGACAGGAAGGTAGCATACCGTGAGTGGACCGAACCCAGAGTTGGAGAATCCCGAGATAAATCCACTGCCAGTTCCGGGGGATAACATTTACTACGGGGAGGACCCCGGGGGTTTGGTTATCGAGAACTACGAACAAACATATCCGAGTGATTTGACCGAGACAAAGCCAGTTTGACAACCAATTTATGCTGTGCTATACTAGAGTCTAGTCGAGAGTAAGGAAAGTCAAATGCGTGAAACAGTCATCGACAAAGCAAGCCACTCTGAGGTTGAATCTTACCTCATGTGTCCGCGCAGGCACTACTATTCATATGTGCAGCGCATTCAGCCGATCAGAACTACTGATCCGCTTGCCCGAGGAAACGTAGGGCACGAAGTTCTCTCCTGCTACTATTCCATGCGCAAAGAGGGCCTGTCGCATGACGATGCAGGTATGGCCGCGATGGACTATCTGCCAATCGCCGCGAACCAGTATGACGTGTATGATCCCGACAAGCTTTGGGATGAACTCTACTGGCTGCTGCTCAATTACTTCGAGCGGTATCGTGATGACGAATTTCGTGTGATCGAGACTGAGATTCTTCACGAGGTAAATGTCACCGGCGATTACATCATGCCAATCAAGGTAGACCTGGTGCTGGAAATTCCCGGCAAGGGTATCGTTGTGCGTGACTGGAAGTTCACCAACGATTTCTACACAGTCGATAAGATCGACATGAATCCTCAGCTGCCTAAATACTTCGCCGTGCTCATGGAACTTGGTATCAAGGCGAACGTGCTGGAATACGATCAGCTGAGGTACCGAAATACCAAAGACAACAAAACCAATCCGTTCGAGCGATACATGCGGACGCCGGTACCGATTACGGCCGACAGAGTGACGCGAACTATGCACGAGCAGTTCCTCGTCGCTAAAAAGGTTGCAGGTATCCATCAACTCAGTATCGAAGAGGCCGAGAGTATCGCCGTTCGGAATACGATGGCCTGTATGCTATGTCCCTTCAAAGATATCTGCGACAGCGATCTCAACGGCGGATATGATTCGCCACTTATCACAGAATCCTTCTACGAAAAGAGAGTTCGTCCCAGTGACACAGTGTCCGGAAACGCACGGTAAGTGTAAGCACCACAACCCGAGTCCGTACGGCCTGTACAGGTTCTATGGTTTCCATACCGAGGCACGGTGCCGAAAAGAAAAGGGACATAAGAAGCAGCATAAATGTGGCTGCTGCCGTATGAAATGGATCGACGGAGAGGTAGTATGCGTTACGTTCGAGGAGTCCGAAACCTATTCGCAATCGTTGGTATTGTTGTCACCGTATGGCTCGCGTCAGCCTGGATCAGAATAACAATAGAAAGGAAGAGAAAGCGTGAAGGGCGAGAATCTCAAAATCACGGTACAAACCAGGAAGTGCGTATACTGTAACAAATCCAGCCTCATTGAAATGACACGTCAGGAATTCCAGAAGATCGAAATGGGCTTGCCTCTCGATGTAGCAGTACCGGAATGGTCGATGGATAAACGAGAGCTGGTCATCACAGGAACGCATCCAGAATGCTGGGACAAGATGTTCTCAGAAATGGACGAGGACGATGAAGCGGTGTGAGTGTGACAGATTCAAACATGAGAATACCCCATGCGAATTTCCAGCTGAAGAGTATGAGAACATTGTAGCATCACCGGCGCTTTGCACCGCGTGTCTATTCTACTGCTGGGCGGATGAAGATGACTGAGCAATCCCCTATCCTGCAATACTTCGACTACGGTCATTTGACTCCTCGTTTGAAACTTGTGAGTAGTCATTTCTACGACCTGGCTCATAAGATCGAGGAGACTATTCCAGACGGACCAGAAAAGTCGGCGGGACTAAGAAAACTTTTGGAGGCTAAAGACTGCATCGTACGGGCGGCTCTGCCGAAATGACTAGTGCAGATCAGCTGACATATCTCGACAGGTTGCGCCTGTCGATGGAAGATTTGTCAGAAGCGCATCCCAGTTTCAAAGCTCTTATCTATGGCCTGTCGGGGGTTGGTAAGACCGTTGGTGCTGTCAGTATGGCGCAGGAGATTACTAACGACTACTATCAAATCCTCTACCTAGATACTGCGGAAGGGTGGGTGTCGCTACAGAATCATCCGGATTTGAAGAAGCGCGTTACTCGAATGAGGTATATCAACCTCAATCAAGTAGACGCCCTGTCGGAAGCTCTTCGCAGAAAGGAGGATGAATTTGCGAGGTACAAGACGATCGTTTGGGATGAAGCCACTAGTGCCGCTGATATGGCGCTCGACGAAATCGTTAAGTACCGAGCAAGTTTGGACAAAGCCAAAGACCCGGATATGCCGACCCAGCCGGACTACAATGCGGTCACTAACCGATATCGTAAGTCACTTGCGGAGTTGTTGGCTATTCCGAATCTGAATGTTATCCTGGTGGGACACACCCGCTTGGATAAAGACGACAGGAACGTAGAGGTTACCAAGCCAAACTTCTTGCCAAAGCTGGGGCAAAAGGTTAAGCAACCTCTCCATCTGATTACCAACCGGTCGGGAAATGAGATCGACGAAAAGACTTACCGTCGAATCTACCAAGTCCATCCTACCCGTAGGATTGATGCCAAAACACGAGTCGGAGGTTTACAGCCACAGGTCAGTTACGAAGAACTTATCTCAAAGATTAAGGGATGGATGGGAGGTAGTGTAAAAGATGCTCCCCCGCCGGAACTAGTACCAGATCACGACCCGGAAACCCCAACCGACTCCACAAATCAAGCAATCGAAGGTGAGTAGTAATGTCTCTGTTCTCTGATGTCAACTTTGACGAAGGCTCGGACAATCCGTTTGGCCTTACCGATGGCACGTACGAGGCCACGATTTCCGAGGCGAAGGTTTCGCGTGCTCCATCGGGAAATCTTGGCCTGTGGCTGACGTTTACCGCTGACGGAAAAAAGTCCATCCGTAAGTGGGTCACTCTTCCCGAAAAGACACAGGACGAGGAAACCCGCGCACGGAACACCAGTTTCCTGCGTATGATCCTCAAGAACCTGGGAATTCCGCGCGAAGTTTGGGAATCGCTTGAGCCGGATCACTTCATTGGTATCGAATGCACCATCGTCGTTGTTCCGCAACCGAACAGCGAGTATTTCCAGGTGAAGAAGATCATGGCAAAAGGTGCTGCCACAAATGGCTCCACTCCGGATTCCTGGACCCCTCCGGCAAAGCCGACAGCAAACGCCGAGGCTCAGTTTTCCGGTAAGGGCGGTTTCTAAGTAACATATGTGGGCCGGGATCCGAAATGGATGGAGATTTTCCCGGAAGTGGGGAGTGGTACCCCACACTACTAGTATACAGAGGGGCTATGACCTACGAGCAGAAATGGACCTGCATGGTCATTATAGTTGCTATCTGTGCGGCCATATCGTTGCTATTGTCGGCCGACAGGTACGTGGTCTATACTGACAAGGGATATCCAATCATCATGGTGGACGGCAAGGAATACCATCCGGAGGATATGCCATGAAGAACGAAACCATAGTCGAAATCTGTCAGTTCATGTGCCTCTTCATCATCGGTATGATAGTTGCGGAGTTGACCCATTGAGCTACTACGAAGATAATCGTATCGGTGAAACCGTCATGGAGAGAACAGGAGGTTTCCTGAATCCGAGAATCTATCCAGCGCTTTATAATGACCATCCGAAAGTGGAGGATTATTGGTTCCTACGATGGCCTATCCTGTCGGAACTAAGGAGAAAGATGCTCGGTGGCCAGCTATCCGAAGAGCGCGTACGGGAATAACAATCCTAATAGCGGCAAGCCTGCTAATGGTGATTGGAATGCTTGGGGCGGTTACTGCTATCCTGGTGGCGTTCCCTCCTCGCTAATGGGAAGCACAAGCTACACCAACAAAACCAATGGCCAGAAAATGTTCGTCCAGATGAGGAAAGAACTTGTTCCTCTCTGGAATCTTGCTTTTCAGATCATTGATACCAAACACAACTATCCAGTCTGGGCCAACAAAAACGGTGAGAACTGGGGACCGTGGGGCTATTCTAACCGAGCTATTTCTGGTACCAACAATCCGTCTGGGCATTCTGCCGCTCTGTCGGTAGATATGAACGCTCCGAATAATGGATACTCAAGTACGTGGCAGTGTGATATGCCTCCCGCAATGGTATCTGACCTGGAATCGCTGGGTCTTTACTGGGGTGGTCGGTATACCGGCAAGTATGATCCGATGCACTATGGATATTGCTGGCGTCCGTCAGATGTCGCAGGTCATATCTCACGAGCACAGAGTATTCTCGGTAATGCTCCACCCACGACAGGGGATTGGCTGGATATGGTATCCAAGGAAGAGCTTACTCAAATCGTCAACGATACAGTGGCCAATGTATTGCGGGCTCCTGAGTTTCAGTTGACGGACTGGGGACAGAAGACCAAGAAGTCTTTCTACCGAGTGTATCGTCACACAGCTACTCAGTGGGATTACGCTGCCGGTCCTGGTCGATTCAAATTCATCAACTCCGCGGATGACTACCATTTCCTGAAGTCCTGTGGTTGGATTAATATTGACCACGGTTCTGCCCAGTCGGTCGAGACAAACCTGTTGGAGTATATTCGGAACGAGGCATCCAAAGGCGCACAGCCCGGAGCGATTGACGATATCGCCTACCCAAACCCGTAGAGCCAGAGATTCCACCTCCCGTGACTGTCACAGGACGAGGGTACCGATACCTCGATGAGTTTTCTGGCGCGACTCCCGCAGATCAGCTGAGAAATGCGTTCAACGAAACCAGCCAGGCGATTGTTCCGTTGCCTGGTACCGTAATTGATGTCGGGGATAACCCAATCCCTCTGTCGGCTGGAAAGGTACTCGAAGGATTCGGTGGACCACAGAATGAGTTCGCCAAGTCCTGGCCGGTATATTTTAAAGGAGGTCCTAAAGGAATCTTCCGCATCCCCGACAACGGTAGTAATTACGCAGGTAACAAAGGCTGGGGATTCTACAACATTGGATTTGAGTCTCAATCAAGTGCCCCACTTATTGGCACTCACGATAATCCAAATCAAATCAACTATGCTGGAATCACTGGGTGCTCGTTTGACGGATTCTGGCACGTCATTGACGGACCCTGTCTCGGTCTTCGGATTAGCGGGGATAGCTACACCAATAACACCAAAGGACCATTCTCATACCGTATTAAAGGTTCAGATTGTCAGCTTTGGACTGATGGGGGTAAACTAGATTTCGGTGGTGGTGGCACCGATCCTAACAAGACCTGCCTCATTCTGTCGTGGCTAGAAAAGTCCTATCTTGGTCCACTATATATCACAGGTTCTCCGGCTCGGGCTCTACTTTGTGAGGGTCCAGCCGACAGGAACGGAGTCGTGATTAATGGTATGGTTATGGAAGGTCGAAATGCCGGAGCCCCAAGCGCAGGAGCCGTTGTCCGAGTTACTGGCGGTGGATATAGTTTCTACGGGTGCAGCTTTAACTTTGCAGTTCCTGGAAGGGGGGAACAAGGGACGCTTATGGTATCAGGAGGTGACGTATCGCTCACCGACCCCAGATTTAAGCGAGCAAACGGCCAAGGCGATCCAGATGTCTATCAAAGCGGCGGTATTCTCGACATTAAGGGAGCACGGCTATATGCCGGAGGCGACCCCCGACAAATTCGTTACCGACGAGCAGGCGGAAATCTCCTAGCCTCAGATAACACAGTCCTGCAAATTGCATAAGAGGTAAAAGTGGCTCGTAAGAAATACAACCAAGAAGAACAAGTCGATCAGCTATATGCATACTTCAAGGGAGTCAAGACTAGTATACCTCAGGACTTGTGGATTCACGATAAACTTTGTCACTGTAAGCGGTGGGGGTATCCGGACTACAAGCTTCTCATACAGGCAGAACTAGTCTGGACATCCCCGCCCAAGTGCAGTAAGTGCGACAAGTTCCAGAACCGTATGCAGAAGTGCAGTATGTGTTTTGAATGGTTCTATTACTGGTTCCGCCACTCACGACAGGGGTGGCATACGAAACCTAGGGTCGGTTGGTACTGCTGGAATTGCTGCGAACGGTACTACCCGCCTGTCGTTGAGCCTAATGCGCTCAAACGGTTTGGGTTCGTACCGCCACCTGATGAAATCCTTCCACCGGGATATGAATTGTTTGTGAGGAAACGCACTAGTGGAAACAGGGGAACTACAACGTAACTTCTTCGAGCGAATTTTCAAGCAAGAAGAAGGCGTCATACGGCTGGCAACCCGCTCTAAAGATATGAAGTTCAACAACGCCCTGTACGTATATCCCGAACAACTTGAGATGGTAATAACCTTCGTTCAAGCTTCGGTGAATCAGCAGAAGGAAGTTTACTACTCTCCTGATCTGTACGTACACGAGGCCATCCGGGACGGGAAAGCCACCAAGGAATATGTCCGGGGATCACATGTGATTCCTGTCGACTTCGACGGTAACGCTCCCCAAGAAATGGCAGGCTTTACTGACCGAGGTTTGCCTGAACCTTCCATTATTATACAGTCCTCCGACGAATTCCATAAGCATGTTTACTGGGTTCTGGATAGCTTCGTAACTGACATTCCTAAGCTCGAAGCTCAGCGTAGAATCTTCACCAGTAAAACTGACGGAGATAATTCCGGGTGGGATGCCGGAGGATTGTTCAGAGTTCCTGGCACCATGAACTGGGGCTATGGCAAGAAGTCCCGCAATGCTGTCGAAGTTTTTGTGGAGGAAAGCAGTGACAGAGTTACAGGGTTTGCTAGCCTACCTGAACCGTCAAAACGTGAAGTACAGAGAGTTGTATTCGACGCACTACGACGCGAACTATCTAATAGTCCAAGTCCCACGATCGAAAAAATCCTCGCCACTCATACCATGTCTGAGGATTTCCAACACGTCTTCTTTATGGATGCGACGGAGACAAACGACAGGAGTCGTTCGCTCGTTCGACTCGCTCATTCTTGCGTCGAGTCCGGGCTTACGGATATCGAAGCGTACGTCCTCGTACGTCACAAGGATGATGAGTGGAAGAAATATACTCGGCGTTCCGAGACTGATCGGATACGTCTCTACTCCGATTGCATCGAGCGAGCCCGGATCGGGCAAGATGTCGAAATCAAATTCAAAGGTATCGAAGATGCTGAAACGGAAGTCGCACCTCAAACGGTCTATACCATCGAGGAAGTCCTCAACTACAAGATTCAAATCCAGTGGTTCTTTACAGGTCTCCTATCCACGACAGGATATGGACTCCTTGCCGGACCGCCTGGTGTGGGAAAGACACAGCTAGCTCTGAGAATGGCCGAGGCTATATCTCTTGGACTGGGTTTTTTCCAGTGGCCAAACGAACAAGAACGAAAAGGTAAGGTACTGTTCTTCTCAATGGAGATGGACATTCCTCAGCTGAGATATTTCATCGAGCAGATGGATATGCCTGTCGAGGATATGGATGACCGATTCCAAATCTACCATGATGCTGATATGATGCCGCTCGATGACCAGTACGGTCAGAAAGCATTCGAGTTCGAGGTTAACAGAATCCGACCATCAGTATGTATCATCGATAGTCTGTCGAAGATGCTCAAGAAATCTCCTAACGATGACGAAGCAGTACGTATGGCCCAGGCGTTCTTAACTAGAATACGGCGTAAGTATGGGTGCGCAATGATAATGCTGCACCATACGAAGAAGCCCGGCGTGGGACGCAGAGTACTTATGGACCAGACAGACATTCACGGTTCTGTATTCATTACGTCCGAAGCTGATATGATTTTTGTCATGGAGCCGATCCAGGAGTACATTGTACTATCTCTGGATAAGGTACGTATGGCTAGGAAACCAAACGCCCCGTTCATCATGCAACGTGACGAGCAGCTTAGATTCAGCCAGGCTGAGGGTAAGGAAATTAGCTATGACCGTGGCGTCAGTATCTCCGATGGTGCAAATGTGGCCTTCGTTGCTGCCCTCGGAGGTAGCTCACAGGGCTCTAGCTCTGGTTCTGGATTCTGATTACGTAGCAATCGACACGGAGACAAATGGGAAAGACGTTCGGGATGGACGAGGATACTGCTACGGTATTAGTTTCGCTACCGACAGAGTGGCTTTTTATCTGCCGTTTAGGCACAAAGAAGAAGCACATCAGAATCTCGATATTCATGAGTTCTCTACCGAGATACAGGAAATTCTCGACACTAAAAAGATCATCTATTTCAACGCCCTCTTCGATATCGTTTCTCTCTCTACACTTGGCCTGGACGCGAGACGTTCACCTGAGTTCTTTTGTACCCAGATACTTTCGCATTTGGTGGATGAGAATAGACCGTTCGCAGGAAAATCGCTTGACGCGGTTACGAAGCTTTACCTTGGGGACCAGGGTGGGAAGCGAAAGAATCAAGAATATGAAGAGTGTCTGGCCATCTTCGGGTACGAAGGACTAACCGCAGAAGCCACCTGTGAATATGCGGCATGGGATGCCAAGCTCACATTTGATTTGTTTATAACACTGCGCCCTAAGCTACGAGAGCTAGGACTGAAAGACGTATGGGCGCATAAGCAACAGATGATCTTGAGACTGATATCTATGGAACATCATGGTATCAATATCGACGAAGCTCTGTGTCAGCGCATGAGTGCTATTGGCAGATCACAAATGTCTGACATCATGGTACGGCTAGGCGGTTTGAATCCCGGAAGTCCGACAGACCTGGAAGCTCTACTGGTTAAGCGCATGGGCCTGCCTGTCGTAAAGCGAACTCCTAAAGGTAAGCCATGTTTCGACAAGTTTGCGATGCAGATATATGAGGAGGAGTATCTAGCACCATCCAAATCAAAGGAGGCTCAGCTAACACTCGCCTACCGAGGATGGCAGAAAAGTGTCACATCAAATTACGAGCCATACGTGCGACTCCTGTCGCCAGATAATCTACTCCGACCAAACTACTTGTTGTATGGTACGGTCACCGGACGATTGTCCTGTCGTAACCCAAACCTCCAACAAATCCCACGAGCGGGTGAGAAACCGTGGAACGGAAGGATGAAGCAGTGCTTCGTCCCAGTATCAGATGACTTTGCTCTAGTAGAGTTTGACTATTCCCAACTCGAATTCAGATTGTCGACACACTTCGCTGGTCAAAAAGAACTGGTCGAAGTTTTCAATGACCCTAACCGTGACATATTCCAGGAGATTGCAGATGCGCTCGGAAAGTGGGAACGACAGGATGCCAAGACCCTTGTGTACCTCCTTTCGTATGGCGGTGGACCCGGAAAAATCGCTAACGTGTTCGGTACTGATTATGCTGGTGGTAAGCAAATCCGGGATAATTTCTTCAGCATTTATCGGAATCTACTGCGAGCTTCCAACTACGCGCAGAATCATGCACTACATGACGGCAGAGTTAGGCTCTGGTCGGGTAGATATCGTAATTTTCTAAAACGAAAGGAGGAGGCCCATAAGGCGTATAATTCATTTATCCAGGGGACTGCTGCCGATCTGGTAGAACGTGCGATGATTAGGTCCGCACAGTTTGAAAGTGCAGATGCTTGGATGATGCTGCAAATCCACGACAGTGTGGTGTGGTCTATTAGAAAGGACCTGCTCAGTATACTGGTTCCGTTGATCCAGTTTGAAATGTCTAACTGCGGACCGGAGTGGTCCGTACCGTTCAAAACAGATGCCCATTACTGGGGTGGAGAAAAAGTAAATGTCAGTACAGCTGCGTAGCCTGGATACACTTAGCCGTGTGAAGAAGGAGGACACCTACGCCATCATTCTGATTGACAATGAGGGCGATATCCAAATCTTCTCCGACCTGAGTCCGACCAAGGCCGAACTCGAATTCGTCCTGTCGAACGGGATGGAGGACTACGAGTGATCGAATTCACTCTGATAATCCTGGACGGTACTTGGGCTATATTTGGTACGCCTAGAGATTACGAGCATCCACATGACGAGTTGCGTTTCAGTATGCGACACGAACGGTGGAGCCGTATGGGCCGTCCATCGAAACTACTAATCTCAGTAGAGGATGTGCCGAATGTCCAGGCTTCAAATATTAGGAATTGATCCTGGAGATATGACAGGGTGGAGCCTAGTCGAAGACCCAGGTGGCCACGAAATCGCACATGGTATGGAACACTACAATGCTATGCCGGTATGGCTTGAGCAGTGTATAGCCTGGTGTGGTCCTATCCATACGGTGATTGTGGAGGACTTTGCTCTATTCAAGAACAAAGCCCTCGCACAAGCCGGATCGAAACTATACGCGCCTAGAGTAATCGGAATGATCGAATACTGGGCACACCTTAATCAAGTGGGACTGGTATTCCAGCCACCCAGTATCAAACCGATTGCTCAGAAGTTCACTCAACGCAAGCCGACAGGGGCGCATTCCAAGTCGCACGACATAGATGCGTATAACCATGCGATTTACTGGTTGACTAAGCAAGGAAGGTATGAGGTAGATGCAGGACTATCGGAAGGTAGCTAAGGATAAGATCGAGGAAGTAGAAGAAGATACTAGAAGGCACGGTGATCCCGCACTGCTATTTGAAGAGTATCAGGTTCCACTTACGTTGGCTGTTCTAGATAAGCTCGACAGGATCATCGAACTGCTGGAGATACAAACGCCCCAGCATATTTTACACGGTAAGCCCTCGTCGTCCCTCCCCATACCCCGTACGCATCCTCATTCACAGCCCGCTCTAGACACTCCACACGCATAGGACAACCTGCGCAGAAAGTAGTTATCATAGTCTGTTGTTCTTTTGCTTTGTCAGATAAGGCCAAACTATACGCATAGTCATTATCTTTGCACGTAGCTGTTGACGTATCGTATCGCATCGTGATACCTTTCTAATGCGGTCCTTGCCAGCCCGTAAACCCCTCCACAGAAAGAAACGCCCCTACGGTAAATCCTCCACCGTAGGGGCGTTTCCCATTCCCGGTACCTCTTCACCGTTCATATTGACCGGGATACCGAAGGTGTTCTCGGTAGGTCCTAATTTTCTTCGTCGGTTGTGCCCAAACACGTTTTCAATAATCTCCCCCTCGCCTGCCCATACGGCTATATTACCGATGTAGCTACCGTCTTGTTCTTGACCCCCTGCCCATCCAACCAAATCCCCAGGATTCAGGTCTTGCATCTTGGCACGATAACCTAACGAGTATACGTTGGGACTCTGAATCCCCAACTTTTGATATACCTTAACCGCTAGATCAGGCTCGTCTTTCTTAACGGCCAGTTCTGCCAGCATTTCCATGCGGACATCGCCCGGCTGCAAATCCGGTGGCTTCTCAGTACCGCCCATCGGAGGCGCCGGTGCCTGATCCATTGCCTCATTTCCAGTCATTACTCCACCGGATTCTTTCGGGCAAGTGCAGCATTACCCCAAAACATAGCTAACTCCAACTGGGCAATGGCAAGTGATTTTTCCCGACCATCTGGCAACGCTTTATTAAATTGATCTGCCGCCCGTCGACAAATTTGCCTTACCGACGAATGCGCATCACGTTTTTCCTGATCGAGAGCGGGATGGAATGCAAACCGATTAGCGATATCATCCGGGTCTATCACAATTACCTCCATTGTTGAGTTAGTCAAATACATTTATTCTCCCGGGAATCTAGTATGGATGTAGATAGCTCCACGATCCTGAGCAGAATTACCCAGTGACCTGATATCTCCCCGAGAACCACCAGCTGCTTCGATGATCTGACCATTACCAATATAGATAGAGATATGTGATACGATGTTCGGACCGGCATACCCACCAGCCCATTTGAATGCAACCAAATCGCCAGGCTGCAATTGCTGATATGAACCGACACGCACGCCGGTAGTTGCCTGTGCTCTAGCCTGTCGTGGCATAGAAACTCCGACGCGGGAATATACCTGCTGAACCAGGCCAGAACAGTCGACACCTGTTTGCAGTGAATTCCCACCCCATACGTATGGAATGTTCAACACCTGTCGGCTGATACTCAATACCTGCTGTCGAGCAGACGACAGGGGTACGCCGGAATAGTTCTGAGCCTGGCCTACCTGAGCATATGATAGGCCAGCACTAGTAGCTGCCACATACGGTTGGATAGGAGGAGCGGCCTGGAGGAATTGCTTATACGCACCGGAGTTATATACGGTCCAGTCCCGATACGAACCGCCAGCACCTTTCCACAGAGCAAATGCTGCCTGGGCAGATTGCAATGGGTCCATCGGATTACTTGGGTACCAGCTATTACCTCGGTGAATCGAGTTAATCTGGAACAAACCCTGGTCAATACTACCGTTAGAGTTGTTGTGAGTGGCGCCAGGATTCCAGCTTGACTCTGCCCTAGCAATTGCCATCATAGTAGGCACGGCAGATTCCGGGAAACCTGCGGCCCGCAAAACATTTGCTACGCCTTGTGCTCCACCACTTCCCCAGCCGGCACCGCCACCCTGCGCACCATATGCTTGACCGTATTGCCCACCACCGGCAATACTATTCATGCCGTTATATGCGTCCTGCAAAGCTTTCTGTTGCTGCCTTTGCAACTCAGCAGCTTTTACCGCAGCTTCGTACTGCTTCTTTGTAGCGTCTGCGGCAATTGCACCCTGCGTCGCACTGGTACTTCTATCCTGGATACTTTTCAGCCGATCGTAATAGCTGTCGTAAACCAGGCTGTCGGCGTCCGGGACGATGGTGTCGCTAGCTCTTTGCTTGGCGTCATTCTCTGCCTTTTTGGCATCGAGTTTCTTCCAAAGCATGTCCGTATCATCGGACTCCAAAAGCAGTGGAGTGGTCACATCCTACTCCCCACTAATCCACCAGGAGCAGCTGCCGAATAGTCACTGAAATCCTGGATTCTCAGTCCAGTAAAGAAATTCAGCAGTGCTTCGTTCAAGAATTGCGTTCGCTGGCCCGACTCATATGACCTAGTCGGATCAAGCTGTGGCTTTCCGCCTAGGATATTTCCAAGAGTCCCTGTCGGAGAACGTCCGGTAATTCCCGACACTGTCGTTAGACCAGGAAGAGTTTTATCTAGTTCTTCCGACTGGTCTTTCGACGGATTAGTAAGTCGAGACGGTGCAGTAATCAACGGGTTCAGCATGCTAACTGTGGCTTTGCTAAACGATCCGAGCAAACCACCGTTAGGCTGATCGGCTGGTGTATTAGTGAACTCCGCGAGAGTATCCAGAGGAGACGACAGGGAGAACCCGATGTTTCTAGCAGTTGGGTCCTTCTCCGGTCCCATGATATTTCCGCCCATGATTGCTCTGGCCCAGGGCGGAAGATTCTCATAGCCAGAAAACGGTGCGCCGATTTGCTTAGGGTCCTGGCCGAAAAGAACCTGCATGTTGTACTGAGCTTTTGGAATCGCAACCATACGGCCCGGGTGAGCCAACATGTTTGTAACTACCCACGGAAGAATCTGCCTAGTGTAAGAATAGAACGGCATGACTCGCCGTCCCCATTTCTTTTCAAACGCCGACAGGCCGCCTGCGTCGGGATGCGCTCGGAGAGAACTTTCTACCGCAGCTTCCCAGGCTTCTTCTTCTGTAGCAAACTTCTTGGTGAATTTGGGATCACGCAAATGCTTGGCAACCTGAGCGCCACGTTGGAGATTTGCATTCCATTCGCCCGACTTTTCCATCAGCCGGCCGTATCTAGTATTCATTACCCGCTCTAGGCCCTGGTCAATAGCACTCCCGGCCTGTCGGTTGAATCTGTTCTCCATGATCTTATTTCCAGCTTCGATATCTTCTAGCTGCCGGAAATGAGAAATCGCACCGTTACTTAACAGACCGTCACCAAACTGCCCGTTAGTATACGATACCTTCTTCCCACCCTTCAAAGTCATGGTGAGGTTATGCTCGCTTGCCATAGCCGCAGTCTTTGCTCTAGCTTCTGGTGTTGCTTTCTTTCCGGCTCGAAGCATATCGTCTACAGGCTTGCCCATAGCAATTTGTTCCATGATTTCGTAAGGCATCCTGTCGGTCATACCAACAGACCGGAGTGCACGACTACCTCTCAGGTAATCAGTAGGATTAACCCCGTGAATAAAGTTCGTGATCGTATCGCCAGAAGCATTTGCCAAATGGTGACCTGGCCTAAGACTGGTAGCAAATGTTTTCCAGGCCCGAGTCATTGGATCGAAAACCTGATTCATGAATCTCGCAACCGGGGTATTACTTTTTCCCCAATTCACAGTCTTTAGCAAATCCCGATTCGCCAGACGAAGCTCTTCGACAATGTTGTTGGGAATCCACATCTCATTGTCGATGTAGTGAGAAACCGGAGCGTCTCTGAAATCCTTCGATCGAGCGATCCGAGAATAGCCCTCTTGGTAATGTACTGAGCCTTTAGCTTCTGCGGCCCTAGCCATTGCGTTATGTACCGCTGCATCTGCGCCAACAGCATTGAACTTCGACAGGAAATCCAGAGGGTCTTCGATCTTGAAACCTTTGATCTGGTTCTGGAAAGCTTCTGCCAAAGGCTGGCCAGGGTACTCCTCTTTGAGTTCCAGCCAGGGAATACCGCGAGCCTTTGTCGAGGAGTTGAAACCTTCGATAGTCAAACCAGATCGCAGTACTGCATTGTCTAGAAAACCACCAGCCGGATCAACGACACCTTTCATAAGTGGGTACAGATCATCGTAGATCAGCTTATTCGCTTGGCTCAAATCTTCTCGCTTGGTACCGTTCCAAATCTGCGAGAACATATTATCGACGGCTTCTCGACCATAGTCTTTCTCAGCCTTACCAAGATTGAAGTTGTACTCACCGTGTACCGTCTGGAAAGTATTAGCAGTTCTGCGACGAACACCGAAGAACTTTCCCTGTCCAGCCCCACCTTGCAGCTTGAGAGCGGTCCCACGATACACTCGCTGGAAATAGTTTAGGAAATTCTCAGCCTCTTGGTCGGCCAAATCGGCAATAATGTTGGCCGGAGGGGCGAATGTCTCCCGAGGAGAGATACTACGGGCAGCATTTGACGCAAAATCCGATGCGTCACGATTTGATATTTCTTTCGCTGCATTTGCGTCCCGCCGGTACTGCTCAAGGCCAATTCGCCGTACTGCTACCTCATCGCCACGCTGAGCCGCTTTGACCGTCCGGAGGGTGGTCCTGGCCGCCGCGACGTCTAGGTCGTCCACGAGCGAGCTAGCTGCCTCCCTGGCCGTTTGGGTCGCAGCGGACGCCTCCCCGGGCAGACCGCGAGCCGCTTCAATTTGTCTGGCGATACTTCCGTGCAAATCTGCTACAGCCACTAATTCTTTCGACATACTTGATCCAGGATCATCAAGCACAGCCTTGAGATTTGCCGCAGCCGATTCTCCGACAGCTTTGCCGGCAGCATGGTCAGCTTGAGCGATAAATTGTTCGTTCTCCAGCAAATGAGCATGGAGTTTCGACAGAGCTTCAGGCTTAGTGAGAGCCTTTGCAGCCTGCGCTGCCATACTGGATGAAGGTTTTCCACTCCGAAGTTTGTGGTAATCCTTAAAAGCTTGCTCTACCAGGTTGGTGAGTTCTGGTCCAGTTTTTCCAGCGTTAGAGTAATGGACAGCCGCAGCTGCTGCACCAAGCCAACTAGACGGAGCGGTTTGTCCCTTGATCTTATAGAACGACCGATAAATCGTATCAGGAACCACGCTCATTACGTCAGACAGGTGGAGAAAATACTTCTTAGGAATCTTCTCCCCGGCAGCTTTGAACGGAACGACAGGAGCGGTACCGGACTGCAACATACTGTGCTTGTCATTTGCGAGCGTCTTTTGAAGCTGAATCTTTCGAGCAGCTTCCCGCGTATTAACCTCAGAGAACAGCGGTGCATTCCTGTCGGCGTACTCACGGGCAGTCTTCACGTAAGTAGCCGCACGTTCAGCCATCTTGTTATTGTTGGCTACGGTATTCCAACGCTCCGTCGGATATGGACCGTCAGGAATACCTACGTTAGTCTTTGCACCGTCTGTCGCCCGTACATCCCCTGCCGTATTGACAGCTTCATTAGCTGCCATATCAGCCTGAGTAACGACAGGATCGAGTGCTTGTTGAACATCCTCAGCTGCTTTTGCTGCCTGCTCTACATCGTGAGCCGCCGCAGATACTACGCTAGTATCAGTAACCGGACTGGCAGGTTTTGGCTCAATTGGATTTGCAAGCTTTGCTCGCTTCAATCGAGGGTCCAGCATTTGCGGAAGTGGGTTACCTTCCCCAGCTTTCGGCAGAAAATCTGTAGGACCAGGAGGCTTTACCGGTTGGCCCAAACGTGCGGCATGAGCATTCGACAGATTCTTCGCATCGGTCAAACCAGATACAGTACCGGTCTTAATAGTTTCTGGTGCGAATACTGGCTGGCCGGCGTCGTTAACAAATTCAGCACCAGCACCGCGAGTTGTCGGATCAAATGTCGGAGTATGTGGACCACCGACAGTCGGCTCAACGATAATTGCACCAGAAGCAGAACGTGGCGGTTCGGGCCGTACTTTCCCCGGTCCTAATTGCGGCTCAGGAAATAGTGCACCGCCAACATCCCCACGCATAGGTGTAGCAGTAGGAGCAGGTGTAGTTTTTGGTCCAACTTCTTCACCAACATGGACCCTGTCGAGTCCCAAACCTTTTGCCCGAGCAGCTTCTTCGGTAAGTGTCGCCGTACCTTTTGCAACAGACTTAGCACCTATACCAGCACGGCTGATAACTTTTGCTGCCCCAGTAACCGGAGCAGCAATTACTTTACCTGGAATATAAGTCAGAGGATCGGTAGCGACGTCATATGTCATACCGCCTGTCGCCTTAAAGAAGTTCGATCCTACGAAGTCGACAGCCATCTTTTGAATATCCGACAGCTTGTCGTACGCACCGGAATCGTGAGCTTTCTGGACAGCAGATTCTAGTTCACCTGCGCCAGTAACTCGGTTCTCAAGATTCCAACCCTTAGCCGCAGCGGTCAGAAGATTACCGGTAGGATCATCGTCGTATGTAGACTGGATGGCAGACTTGACAGCGTACGCACCCCGCTGCAAATTATCAATCAGACCGGCAAACCAACCAACTTCGTCTTCTCCGTTTTCGGGCGGGGCCATACCCACTAACGGAAGATTCCGGTCGAAAACCTTAGTGGTTTTTACCGGCTTCGTATCAATTGGTGCGGGGTGCGTTAAAGAAACTGGTGCTCTGACGCTGTATCTCTGCCCCATTACGTCTCCTACATCTGTCCAGGCTGTTTCGGAACCGGAATCGTATCAGCCGAACCGAAAGAATCTCTCCACATCTGAATCATTGCAGTCTGTACTTGAGTAGTCGACAGGCCGTTTGCTGCTGCGATTTGAGGAGCCTGAGATAATGCTGCCATGAATGCATTACCCATCTTATCCGGGTCACCTGGCCGAACTCCCGAACCAGCTGTCGTCTTAACAATAGCCTCTTGGATATCTCCGACAGCCTGTTGTCCGATTTGATCGCCTAGTTGCAGAGCAGTAGCATTCAGACCAGACGGAGTTACACCGGAACCGGTACCGCCTTGAGCCTTAGTCTTCTCGATATCAATTTGCTGCTGACCCTGGTCTAGCTGAGTCTTCTTGAAGTCAAGATCGTACTGGTCCATGATATTCTGTCGGGCAGCATTATATCCACCCAGCGAGGACTGATACCCAAACTGGGCGTTATTCATCGCGTTGCCAACGTTAGCCTGCTGCATTTGGAAGTCACGGTTTGTAAGCTGGTTTGCGATATCCAGAGCAGTAGTGGCCTGTGTAGTTCTGGAACCAGCTTCTTGCCTATCTACTCCACCAATTTGAGCAGCGGCATCTGCCAAAACATTTGCCTGGCCACGAACACTTTCATTTCTCGCAGCGTCCTGATACCCGACAGCTTGGTCCTGAGCCCCTTGGTTCTGCTGACTGTAGTAGTCTTGCATAGCCTGTGTGCCCTGTCCAATCTGGGACTGTTGCACGGCCTGCTCGTTTGCACCCTGTTGGAGTAGTTCGGGAGCCGCCTGTTGTGCTCCAATACTCTTCAACAAATCAGCCGTACTGGCATTTGCAGACTGGTAATAGTTACCGACATTTCCGGCAAGAGCTTGTCCCTGCTGTGCACGTTCCGAACCGGCAGTATCGTAGCGCTGGTCAGTTTGTGCAGCACCTTCGGCAATACTCTTTACATACTGATCGTACAAACCCCCGACGACCTGTCGATCCTGTCCGGCTTTGGTATTGATATCCTGCTTCTGCTTAGCATATGCCGCAAAAAGCGGAGCAAATGCAGCATCGACCTGGCTATTAGCCTGGTCTGTGAAATCATGAATCTGAAGCGTAGGCGGCTGGTAAGTGTAGTCCGGAAATTCTAGACCGGCAAACACACTTCCGGAACTAGCCGGACCCTGTTTTCCAGTAGAACGTCCAGAACTCGCAGTACTGCTAGATGGTTTGGTTGCAGTAGGAGTTCCGCGACGATTCGGAACCGTTGTGCTACCGCCCCCTGCCCACGGATTATCTCGACCCCAAGGACTCCCACCGGTACTTGCCGGGGTACCAGTACGAGGAATTACAACAGTACCGCCCCCGCCGCCCGATGTGCCAGAATTTGACGGATTCGGAGTGCGATTTGGCGGAGCAATCGTACCGCCCATAGGATTTACTGCAAATCCCGTATTTCCGGAACTAGTCTTTTGAAGAGTGCCCTCGATTTGCCGAGCAACTCCTGGTGCAGCTTGTCCGGACTGATACGCATTAATTGCGATAGGGGCAATTCCTGCGCGTTGAAGTGTGGCTACCTGAGCAGGAGTAAGTTTGGCCATTAGATAATCGCCTGCCTCTGAATTACACGGGAACCTGTGCCGACAGGAACATCAGAAGCAGAAACACCAAGTTGAGCCATGATCTTAGAAATGGCATTCTGCTTGGCTACTTCTTTTGTGGCGTCCTGGTTACTCGTGAAAGTATTCTTGGCTAGGTTTTGCGTATCGACGTTGTCCTGTCGGGCGGTATCGAGACTCTTGCCACGATCGGCAAATTCTTGGTTGATATCACCAGATGCCTTGCCGAACAAACCAGACCAGGTAAGACCACGCCCGGCGAAGTCGTTTTCGTTAGCGTAAACCGCATCCCCGTACGCCCCAGGCATATTACGGTCAAACTTCTTACCGGTTTCATCCCAGCCCATTCGACGCTTGGCTTCTCCGAAACCGAAATCGTACTGTTTCCTCGACAAGCCCTGCTGTGCCCCGAAATCAGCCATCGCTCGGGCCAAATCGGCTACAGTACGTTTGTAATCAGTATCTTCGGCAGCATCCGGAATAGTGATATCTTGCATTACCGGAGCGGCATCAAATCCACCACCGCCGCCGCCACCCCCGCCATCAAATCCGCCGCCTCCACCAGAACTTCCACCGCCACCAGAACTAGAACCTCCACCGCCCCCAGAAGTTCCAGTACTCCTGCCAGAACTTCCACTCGAACTGCTGGTAGAATATGAGGGAGTATTTTTCTTCCCTACCTGAACTACAGGCTTAGGTGTAATTCTTACAGCATTTCCACCAGCTTGCCCAGCTGACGGTACTTGTGCAGGAGCCCTATTAACTACGACGGGAGCAGGGGCAGCAGCCGGAGTTCTACGCGGTGTTCCTTTTCCACCTTCAATCACTACAGGCATTGTCTTTCTCCTTCCTAGTTCCTAATAAGTTGGGGCTGTAGGTCGTTTTCCGCAGCAGCAATCCAATCAAATCCCGGAGGCCAAGCTCCGTACTGTGCGTGAAACTGCTTTGCCCACTGTGCTTCTGGAGAATCAAGCGACATTCCAGCGCCAGGACCGTCTCTAATGATTTCAGTAGGACCGATACCACCACCAGGCTCACTTCGAAAACCACCAGGCATCATACCAGTATCGGTACCGCCAAATACAGACGGGTCCATATCGCCAGCACCTTCGCTGTCGATAACTCCACCCGGATCATCCGTAATAATTCCGCCACCATTACCATAACCAGGTCCGGTAGTTTCCCGACGACCAGATTGCATAGGAGGCGGTGCAGAACTCTGCCGCATATCCGGAGTGGGAAGTGTACGTTGCTGTCGATTTCCTCGACGGTCCGGCTGCAAACCGCCCTGACTATGATTCTGCTGATCTACTCGGGCACGAGCTACCGTATTTGCGTTGATCGTTGTGCCTGTTCGATTCCAGGCAGGATTTACTTTCTCACTTCTCATTACGGTCGCCGCCTCAATCCGAACAAAGCAATGAATAAAATGATTATCACAACGATAGTGATAACCACAAGGAGCAGAGTCGTTGTATCCATCACATTCCTCTCAAAGCAGCAGGATTCATGTATTGGCCTTTTTGAGTGGCCTGCATTCTGTTCAGCAGCGCAGTACGCTTAGCCCGAGCTTGCATATCCCTGTCGTCATAACCCTGCATACCTTCTGGAGAAATAGGGCCAGAGGTAGCATTTGCTCGACCAGTAATACCGTAACGCTTGGGGCCAGCTGCGTATGGATTGAATCCGCCACCAGCACGGTCAATTCCCATATTCGCAATCTGCTGACGAAACGGGTCCATTAGCTGACCTCCTTTACTACTGTTTCCTTTTGTTTGACGAATGCAGTCAAATCATAAACACGAATACTGGAATCATCAGTAATCGTATTCCCTACGATGTCGAACTCAATCTTAAAGTAAATTTGCCGGAACCGCATCTTTTTCAAGAGCTTGTAAAACTTCCGAGCATATTGACCATAGGAAACCAGAGTCGTGTCCGTAATAACTACATCCGCATTACTCGCCCAGGTTTGCTGACCAGCCTGAGCCGCCGGCCAAGTTCCGTACTGATCCCTAACGCTTCTCCAAGTTCTGTTCTTGTTAGCGTTCGGAATAATAATATACGACAGGGTCGAGCCAGATGTAGCGATACTCAAACCCCACCAGAAGATAACCTTGAAGCTGTGGGGATTATCGAAGTCATATGTCTTAGTTGTGATTCTCCCCTTGAATACTTCCATGATATCGGTAGGTGTGCCGCCAGTATAGTTCAACTTCCGGATATCTTGGAAGTAATACAGTTCAGATGGCTTTGCTTGGCTGGCACTGGACGCATATGCCGTATCTAGGCCCGTTGTGGCGCTCGGAATAACGACGACTCTACTAAACTTGCGAGTAGACTCCCATGTGCTCCATCTTTTGATCTTCAAACTGTAGATATACAGGTTTTTGAAGTATCGGACAAACAATCTGTCCCGATGAAGGGTCAAACCGTACTGATCCTTAGCGAACAGGTCCAAATCTGACG